GAAGAAGAATATATTGCAAATCTGGATAGATAGTTGATATGATTCTTTTGGGGCTGGAAGTTGTCACTGTAGGTGGCATTGTTTCGGCCTGCTCCTACCTGTGGGCCCGCATCGTCATGGATTTGGCTGATGAGGAAGCCGACAGGTGGTTGAGCGTTGCTAGTGAGAGAACCAGAGCTGAGGCTCTGATTCTAAAGTCTGAGTTTCAGGGAGCGGAAGTGGCGCCTAAGCGTGTTATGGATAACCATACGCACGGTGATAGCGCTGCTGCCCGTTCTACTGCCTCTTTCTTCATCCAACGCGTTGCCAGTGGTATAGGGCGGACCCCTTACTACTACCAAGGCAGCGGGTCTGACCAACGGTCCGGACGCTCGTACTCTCGTAAGTACTATTGGGCGAAAGACCTTATGGCACCAGCGACCAACTTGGAACCCGCACGTTCTGACATCCTTTCCATGGTTGACGTAGATTACTATGTTGACATGGAAGAGATGCTCATGGATAGGTTCCAACCGTACATGTTGTACACCCTTGTCCCTAGTCGTGCTGGCAAAGATGCCGGTGATTATGGCTACCGCTTCATGTCGAGTGGTAAGGTGGAATATCATGTTTCGGGTGGTGGGCGCTACAACCACGAGTTGTGGAATTGGGATGGCGATAGCGTGCGTGTGTTCAGGTACCTTTTTGGGGTGCCTATTGGGATGGCCTGTTATGCCATTGAACGCCGTCAGATGGATGAGGATCACCAAGTGGTGCTCCTTGTTCCTTTGTATCGCACCGTCAACCCTTTCATGACGTGGATTGCTACAGGTCGTCTTCAGGCCCGCCCGTTGCGCCGGTTCAACCCGGTTGTTGACGGTTTCGTGCGTTTTTACGTGAGTAAGCCAGGAGGGCTGGAAGTTGTCACCGGAGTTACCGGTGAGTATTCGTCCAGTTCCGTCCCTGCACACGTGGATTCCACGATCGCGAGTGTGGCCAACACCATTAGTGGGAAATTGACACTTTCCACGGTGAAGGCCAAACTGGATGATGGGCGCCCTACTGATATCAAGAATCACCGGGGTGCCGAGGTGCTGTTGGAGTTCCATCTGAAGCGCAAGCCCACAATTGAGCAAGTCTCGATCGTGGATACTGTGCGACGGTTCCAATGGGTGCCAAAGGGAGCAGAACCTGACACTGACGCTAAGCCCGGGATGACCGCGTTCATGCAACCTCTATTAGACGGTGGTTTTACACCAGATGTCTGTGAGGGGAATGAAAAGCGGTTTGTGGACAAACGCATCAAGGAGATTGCCAGCAAAGAGTTGCATATGGATTCGTTCATGCTTAAGTGTATGGATGAGTTCGCAGCTTTCGTTGTGCCTGACCCTGAAATGTACTCATTGAATCCAGTGGATGTCGATGAGGTCTACGCCCGTCAGAGCAAACCTAGCCAGCAGGCCATCCTTCGGGAGGCTGAACATGGAACGCCAATTCCAGTTACGCAACAGTTTATGAAACGTGAAGCTTATGGAAGAGTTAATGACCCTCGCGGCATCTCAACCATTAATGGTGTTGATAAGCGGGAGTATTCCCGCTTCATTTACGCCTTCACGGATACTTTCATGAAACGCCAGAAATGGTACGCTTTTGGTAAATCTCCTAAGGAGGTTGCCGAGCGTGTTGCTGAGATTTCTGAAAAGGCGCATAAGCTATTCAAGACGGATTTCTCCCGCATGGATGGACGGCATAGTAATGTGTTGACCTTCTTGGAGAAACTAGTCTTGTTGAGAGCTTTCCATCCCAGCCACCACACGCATTTCTTGGAGACGTTTAATCGTCATAACCATTTGCGTGCACGTACGAAGTTTGGCATTTCTTATGAGACAATGTTTCAGCGCCTCTCCGGTGGTGCTGATACGTCAAGTTCGAATACTCTGGACACCGCGTTCATCGCCTATCTTACGTACAGGATGATGACAATGGAGCCGAAAGAAGCCTGGGAGCTTCTAGGTATCTATGGCGGTGATGATGGTTTGTCTGCTGATATGGATCCGCAGGTTGCTACGAGAGCGGCAGTGCGCGTTGGGCAGGTCCTTGACCTGGAAGGCGTAAACCGGGGGGAGCTGGGTGTTGCATTCCTAGCCAGACGTTATGGGCCCGACGTTTGGTACGGAGACACGAATTCGTGTTGTGACATCAAGAGGCAGTTGTCAAAATTTCATTTGACCGTCAATCTGCCTTCTAAGGTAACCCCCGTTCGAAAATTGCAAGAAAAGAGTCTTGCTTTTGCCTTCACCGACGCGAACACCCCGATTATCGGAGAGTTTGTAAGCAAAGTTTTGGAGTTGCACCCACACCCCAAATCAGAATTCAAGAATGAGCTTGGAATCTGGGGAGTGGAAATGGATGCCGAGCGACAATACCCCAACAGTAAAGCCGAATGGATGGAAGATATCGTTAGTGCTGAGCTGCCGGACTTTAATGTTGCTCTATTCAGAGAATGGCTCGCCCAGAGTGATGGCGGAACAATTCTCAGTGCCCCGAGATTTGCTGATCCGCTTCCCGTGGATCCCCAACCTGGTGTTGTCTCCGTTGACGGTGACCTTATTGTTACCGCCAATGACAGACCAGGAACTGGAGGACAGGAAGCCCGAACTGAATCGAGGCCTAATGGAAAGGCTAATTTCAGACCTCGCCAGCCTAAGACCGAGAGACCCACGCATAAGGTAAGACAACCTAACGTTGGATCGCAAAAGTCGACGCTTCGACAACGAAGAAATGTTGTCGAGAGACTACCCCGTTTGATCCCTGAGACATACGAGGAGTACAAAGCGCGCACTCGGCCTCGCACAGTAGGTGTTATCCGACCTACTGCGCCCCCCGCGCCCTAGACATAATTCTAGGCGCTCCAATTACGAG